TCTGAAAGCAATCTAGCTCCTATGGGGTACGCTCGCCCTGCTGGGCGAGGCAGTGGCGCTATTCAGGTAGTCTAATATAAAAAAGCAATGGGGTAAAGGGGAATAATAGGGATATTGTATCATCCATTGAGCGAGCCACCGCGCCATCGCTCCGTTTGGCCGGAGTAAATCTTATCCATTAGCGCGTTATAGTCCGTATCTCCGCCGTTATCGCGCAGCCACTTGAGATACTGCGAGGTGCTATCAACCCGGTCGTCGTTCTTCGCGTTGGGGAATAATTGCATCTCGGTCTCGTAATCCAGTAGCCACGGTGCCTCATTTGGTAGCATTATGCGGCTAGTCATCGCTGCCGTGGTGCGGGCGCGGGTTTCCTTGTCGCCATCGGGATGTAGCGCAATGATGGGATGCCGTGTGAATTGCTGAAACTCTTGGATAAGCGATTGCCCGGATGCCTTATCCTCAATCAGAATGGCATGCGGCTTATCACGGTCGGCAAGTTCCAGCGCACGGCGGCGCAGTTCTGGGTAATCCCACCTGCCCCACACTACCTCGACCAGATAGCTCATCGTAGTTGTTTCATGCCATATCGTGCAAACGGAGGGGTCGTTGTGTTCCTTGGGCTTGTATGCGGTATCCCATGAATGAACAATCCGCACCACGCTACCCACTGGAGGCTGGGAGAATCGCCCGCACTCGGATAGTTTATACACCGCGCCCTCAATCGGGGCTGGCTCCTGCTGGTATTGGGAGGCGAACGTGCTACGGTCAACCAGCTTCATCGCCTCCAGTTCTTCCACGGTATGCATATGCGGCCACAGCGCCGTGCCATCCTCTTGCAAAGCGGAGAATTTAAGGTGTTCGAACTTCAGACCCACCGCGCCGGACAGAGCAAACCCGCTCGCATCCTCCTCATGTAGCCGCTGCATCACGATAACGATAGGCACGCGGCGATGGTTGCGGCGAGACTTCAGCGTGCCGGTAAGCCTGCGGTTAACCTTATCCCGCTCCACCTGCGAGCCAGCGTCATCTGCCTTTAGCGGGTCATCGATAAGGATAGCGCCATCAAACGGCTCGCCCGGTTCCCATGTCATCTGCCCTGCACCAAAGCCGGTAATAGGGCCGCCCGCCGCGCCAGCCTTCACGCCGCCGCCTGCCGTGGTTTCCCATAGCTTTTTCGCGTCCGTGGTGGCCTTCATCGTCACTTGCCAAAACTGCTGAAAACACGGATGGCTGATGATTTCTTTGACGTAGCCAGAATTGCGCAGCGCCAGCTCATCGTTATAGCTGACATGGATAAACCGCGCCTTGGGGTTACGCGCAAACGTCCACGCCATCCACATGATAACGATAATCTCGGTCTTGGTATGACGAGGCGGGATGTTAATAACGCCATTCGGAATCTCGTGCGACTCCAGCCCCATGACAAACCGCACCATCTCGATATGATGCCAGTTGACAATGAACTTCTGCCCGTACACCTCGTAAAACATGTAGCGGATGAAGAACAGGAAGTCTTTTTCTAGCTTGTATTTAAGGAAGTGCGGGGCGATTTTAACGCCGTTGATTTCCATACCCGTACAGGCTCCGAGTAGGTGTTAGAACTTGCCCTCAATGGCTTGGTTCATCTTGGCGTATTCGTCTGCCGTCATGGCGACTTGTTGCGTGATAATCTCGCCATTAGCGCCTGTTCCAGATTGAACCTGCTCTGTCTTGTCACGCCATTTGGCCGGCTGACGATTGCGCAGCCAGAGCGACGCGGCCATCGTATCGGGCGGGTAATGCTTGGTGGTTGCGTATGTTACAACTTCGCCCTCAGAACAGAAAACCTTTTCTTCGGGATGGCTGTAACCCATTGCTCTTTCGTACAAACGCGAGGCTACATTAGCGTCTGCCATATTCTTCCCGCGATTGATGGACTCGGAAAAACTAGGGTGTACCTTCTTCCATTCGTGAAAAGTATCCTCGCAAACATTAAGGAAATCAGCCATTTCGCGGTCTGTGGCGCTGAGCAATGCGAGCTTATAGACCTGCTGGTCGTATTCAGGCGCGTACTTGGTTGGCCTGCCTGTCATGGTGATTAAAACCCATACTTAACAAACACCGCTTTAGCCGCTTCGACCTCGCCAATCGTTGGTGCGCCTAGCGTGGGTACGGTGAGCAGCTTGCCATCGTCTTTGCGCAGCGTGATGCCATCGCCGGGAATGTAGGTGGCGTTGAGGGAGGTGGCGAGTGCCTCGAGGTCGGCTTGCGTGGCGTGGCGGCTGTGCTGAGGCGTGGCCCCTGTTGCGCCGGAGGGGGACAGGTCGGCTTGCGGCTCATCGGCTAGGGTGATTACATCCGCTGCTGGGGTAACATCCTCGCTGGGTGCGGCTGCATCGGAGAGGACGCTACGGCCGGAAGGGTCTGGAAGCGTTGGGTTAGCCTGATTGCCGTGATTCTTAGCCATCTTAAAGCTTCTCCTGCGCTGGGTATATAACCGGGATTTGCCGCCATTTCTTCGGCCTGTAGGCGAGCAGCATGTCGTAGATGCTGAGCGGCAGCTTCAGGGCAACGAGGGCTGGGTTTGCGGCGATAAAATCGTTCATTGGGTTGGATTATGGCATTTTTGCGGGGGTTGGGCAAGTGGAATTTATGCTACGCTGACAATTAACGGTTGGTAATAAATTTTATTGTTATATATCAGTAACCACCACCATAACATAGATTGAAAAGTTAACGCCAAAAAAATTTTATCCATATATTACAATAATAATTAACAAGAAATTTCCCATTAACCATACTTTCTTAAAGAAGTTGTGCATATTGTGCATACGTTTGTGCAGACAACTGTGCATACTTATTATTATTATATATTATATAGTTAGTAGTAGTAGTAGTAGGGGTATGCACAATATGCACAGAAATATATATACATATGGAAAATAGTTGTATCATGAACTATTCCATTTTCTCATGGGGTCTATAGTCGGAAAAAGCGTGCATATTGTGCATATTGACAAGCTTTATTTGGGAATTTCAAATGCTTAGGCAACTACAAAATATGCACAAAACTATGCACAGCGTATGCACAGAGCGAATTCTTGTGCATGTGGCATTTTAGAAACAGTTCGCCCCTCTGACAGCATGGCTGGAGAGGGGCGTTACGATGATGATACACGGTTTTGAAAAAATTGCAAGAGCGGTTAGATTGCGTTTGACTTTATGGGTGCTTGGCGGAATGATTGCGATGCAATTGGAGTTTTATTATGCGCACAGGACGACCCCCGAAATACCCGTTTAAATACCTCCGAAAAGGCGAGCGGTTTTTCGTTCGCAGCCAAGAGAAAGAGCGGGTTAGCAAGGCGGCGGCCAACTATAAGAAAGCTTATGGCGGGGGATTCAGGTTTGAGCGCGTGGATGAAACGACAATTGCGTGCATCCGTCTATGAGTGCTGACTTCATAGCAGAGTTTGTGGCAGCCATGACGGCAGCCGGTATGCCCCCTGATGCGGGGGAAATCATTACCGCCGACGACACCATCCATGCCTATCGTTCAGGGGGGGGGAAGCGCAAATCCTTCGGGTACAAACTGAAGATCGAAGACAGTTTCGCGGTGGGGTGGTTCCACTCACACAAGACCGGCGAGACAATTAGCTGGCACTCCCGAAGCCGCATCAAGATGGATGCGGAACAGCGCAAGCGGATGAATGACCGGCTTAAAGTCGAGCGGCAGGCGCAAGAGGTTGAATTGGCGCGCACGAGGGAACGTGCTGCTTTGCAGGCGGGGGCGCTATACGGCGCGGGTATAGAAGGGGCGCATCCGTATTTGGCGCGCAAGGGTATTAAAGCACACGTTGCGCGTGTGAATGGTGAGGAGTTAATTATCCCAGTCTGGATTGGCGGGGTGATTACCTCTGCGCAACGAATCACGGCGGATGGGGATAAGTTTTTCATCGCGGGTGGGGCGGTGAAGGGCGGTTGCTGCTGGATTGGGGAGCATACCGGGGCGGCGAGCGTGATACTGGCCGAAGGATTCGCCACAGGTGCAACGCTGCATGAGGCGATGGGCTTGCCGGTATGCGTGGCGTTCAATGCGGGGAATATGCCAGAGGTTGCCAAACGGTTGGCCAAGATGGGCTGCGAGGTGATTATCGCGGCGGATAATGACTGCTGGGGTGAGCGCAACGCCGGGATGGAAGGGGCGCGGGCGGCGGCTGCGGTGATAGGCGAGAAAGCGGTGGTGAAGCATCCTGTTTTTGCGCGGGATTATGACGATAAGCCAACTGATTTTAATGATTTATACCTGTTGGAAGGTGCCGGCGCAGTCATGGCTTGCCTCGCCAAGGAAGAATGCCCACCGGTATGGGATGAGCCACCGCCTGCGGAGGAGGATAAGAGCGGGGCGGCTGGCTGGCCGTTTCGGATTCTGGGGCATGACGAGGAATCCTATTACTACCATCCCGAAGACAAAAAGCAGGTGGTGGCGCTTACCCGATCGCAACACACGCTAAAGAATCTATTTGGGCTGGCAACGTATGATTTTTGGAGTACGCGCTTCGGGATGGAGGGAACAAGCAACTCAAAAATAGAGACATATGCGGCCAATGCGTTGATTGCTATTTCACACAGAACGGGCGTGTTTAAAATGGACATGCTGCGCGGCGTAGGGGCGTGGCTGGATGAAGGGCGGAATATTCTACACGGTGGGGATGTAGTTTATATCGACGGCGAGGCGACCGACCCTTATCAGATACGCAGCCGCTATGTGTACCAAGCCGGGGCGCGGGTATTCCAGCCAGCGAGCGAGGGGCTTAGGAACGCGGAGGCGATTAAGCTAAGGGAGATTTGCGAGGGGTTGTCATGGGAGAATAAGCTATCCGGCTCACTGCTCGCCGGGTGGTGCGTGGTTGCGCCGGTATGCGCAATGCTGCCATGGCGGCCTCATATCTGGGTAACAGGTGAGGCGCAGGCGGGTAAGACTACGGTGCTGAAGGATATAATAAAACCGGTGGTGGGGCCGATGGCGGTGATGACGGACGGCGGAACGACCGAGGCGAGCTTACGCGGCACGCTGCGTCACGATGGCAGGCCGGTGATATACGACGAAGCGGAGGCGGAGAGCATGAAGGATTCCGCTATCATGGAAGGGGTGATGATGCTGGCGAGGAAATCGAGTTCTGGCGGGGTCATCATGAAGGGTACGGCGAACGGCGATGTTATCCGGTATCAGGCGAGGAGCGCGTTTTGTTTCTCCGGCATTAACCCCAGCGTGAAGCACCGGGCGGATGAAAGCAGGGTTTCCATGCTGGTGATGAAGCGTGACCGTGCTGACGGGTGCGAAGAGCGATACGCGGGGTTGAAGGAAAAAATCGCGATGACCATAACCCCCGATTATTGCGCCCGGTTGATAACGCGCACCGTGGCGAATTTAGGGGCATTGCTGGATAATTGCGCAACGTTCACCAATGCGGCGGCGGTGACGCTTGGCGACAGGCGGGCGGCTGACCAGATAGGGGCGATGCTGGCGGGGTTGTATCTGCTCGGCAGCACGGGGCGGGTGAGTTTCGAGGCGGCGAAAGAATGGATAACGAAGCATGACTGGACGCTGCACACGGCGATTGATGAGGCGAGCGACCCGGAGCGGCTGGTGGAGAAAATCGCCAATAGCTCGATTCGGGTGGGTACGGAGAATTATCCCATCACGGCGCTGATTGAGAAAATACTGCACGATGACCCGGCGTATGTGACGGTACAGAAAGCCGTAACCGAGTTAAGGGCTCATGGGATATTGGTGGAGCCTGATGGGGTATATATTGCCAATAGTTCCTCACGGCTGGGTGAATTGCTGCGCGGCACGCCATGGGCTAGCAAATGGAGCCGGTCATTGAGCGACGTGCAGGGCGCGGAGAAAATAACAAAGAAATACTTTACCGGCGATTTGCAAACGCGAGCGGTTAAGCTTCCCTTGAATCTGTTTGTGGTGAGGCATTGAAGGTGATTACGCTTTACCCACACCAAGAGGAGCTTATGGATGCTGGCCGCGCTGCGCTGGCGAAGAACAAGGCCATTGTGATGCAGGGCGCAACCGGGATAGGTAAGACCGCTATCGGCTCAACGATGGTAAAGAATGCGGTGGAGAAGGGCAGGCGCACGATGTTTGTAGTGCATCGCCGGGAACTGCTGGAACAGACGAGTAAAACGCTGGATAGGGTTGGCGTGAAGCATGGCGTTATCATGGCGGGGCGTGCGTATAACCCGTTCGAGATGTGCCATATTGCTTCCATAGATACGTTGCAGCGGCGGTTGGATGTGGTGCAGCGCCCCGATTTCATGATTGTGGATGAGTGCCACCGTTCGGGTGCGAAAGGTTGGTCTAAGTGTATTGAATGGGCAAAGAATGGCGGGGCTTATGTTGTCGGCCTGACTGCCACGCCGCAACGGCTGGACGGCAAGGGGCTGGATGCGGTGTTTGACGATATGGTAAAGGGGCCGAGCGTGGAATGGCTGATTGAGAACGGTTTTTTATCCCGGTTCCGCGTGTTCGGCACGAGCCGAGTGCTGGATTTGTCTGGCGTGAAAACGCAAATGGGCGATTACGCGGCAAGCCAGATTGATGCGCTGATGGATAATAAGGTGCTGTTCGGCGAGGCGGTGGCGAATTATGTTAAGCACGCAAGCGGCAAGCGGGCGGTGGCGTTTTGCCCCAGCATCCATCTAAGTCAGACCATGGCGCAAGCGTTCAATGAGGCAGGAATCCCGGCGGCGCATCTTGACGGCGGCAGCGATGGGGAGGGCAGGCGGCGCACGATACGGGATTTCGCGGATGGGAAAATCATGGTTCTGTGCAACGTTAATCTATTCTGCGAGGGTTTCGATTTATCGGCGGCTGCGGGAAAAGACGTGCCGATTGAAGCGGTGATATTGTACCGGCCTACGCAATCGCTGGCGCTTTATTTGCAGCAAGTGGGGCGTGCGCTGCGGCCAAAGGCAGAACCGGCGATTATCCTTGACCATGCGATGAACGCGCTGCGGCACGGCCTGCCTGATGCGGAGCATAACTGGACGCTGGAAGGGCGGAAGAAGGGCGCGGCAAAGGCATGGGTTCCGCCATCCAAGACGTGCGGCGAGTGCTTCGCGGTGGTTTCGGCTGCTTACCTTGAATGCCCTGAATGCGGTGAAGTGTTCGAGGTGGCGCGGCGGGATATTGAAACGACCGAGGAAACACTGGTTGAATTGACGAAGGAAGAATTGCAGCGGCAGAAGAAAAAGCAGTGGAGCGAATTATCGCAAGCCCGCACTCAGGCGGATTTAGAAAAAATAGCGCGGGAGCGGGGGTATAAGCCGGGATGGGTTAAGTATATAATGGAAGCGCGGGCGGCGAAGGGGGCGAGGGGGGCGATTGACCGGCACGGGAGTATTAGGCAATGGAAGGGTGAGGCATGACCGAGGCGGAGATTATGAAGCGCATCCAGTTACGGTGCAGCCGTGGCGCGTCACGGCTATTCCGCATGAATGTCGGCCTGTCATGGGCTGGGAAGGTGATAAACCAGACGGATGACACCATTACCCTCAAGAATCCCCGCCCGATTAAATCCGGCGTTACCGGCATGTGTGATTTAGGCGGCTGGAAGACTGTGATTATTACGCCGGAGATGGTAGGCCAGCGCGTGGCGATTTCGACATGGGTGGAAGTGAAGACGGAGAAGGGGCGGCTACGCGATGGCCAGCCGGAATTTATTGCGGCGGTATTAAAGGCAGGCGGCATCGCTGGCGTGGCGAGGAGTGAGGAGGAGGCTACTCTGTTATTAAATGGTACTGCTCAGGGCGTGGGGCTGGAGGCTCAATAAATAAATCCGTTTGGCGGTATGCGTCCTCAACACGGCGGCAGGCGATGTCGAAGTAATCAGGGTCTAGCTCTATACCGATACCTTTCCGGCCTAGTTTGGCGCAGGCGACTAGGGTTGTGCCAGAGCCGAGGAAGGGGTCTAGGATGGTTTGGGCATTGGGAACAAAATCCAAGCACCATTCCATTAGTTTTATCGGTTTTTGTGTTGGATGCTCCCTAACATTCGCTCCCTGCTCAGAGTGACGCAATGCCCCAGCCCATAAATGCCTAAATCCTTTTGCACGGCTGATGGCGTTGGTAAAAGCAATCTCCATTTCTGAAAATGTATCATTCCAACCGTTTTGACATTTCTTGTCCCAAATAAGCACCCCTGAAGAATTTCCAATAACATCGGCTAAATGATTCCCACCCCACACAATCCACAAATTGGTGATGGACTTGATGGCCTTCCATTGCTCGTGCGACATTCCCTCTTTGTCCCATGTGGCTTTCCCGTAATCTTTTGGCTTCACCACCCCAGAGCCACCTATAGTCCCAGAGCCACCTATATCTATCCCATAAGGCGGGTCAGTCACCACCGCATCCACCTTCCCCAGCGTCGGCATAATCTCCATGCAGTCGCCAAGGTATAGCGTACAATCCCCAATAACCTCACGCCTCTTTATCGTCATCTCGTATCTCCCGTTTAATCAACCGCGCATATACCCCATGATGCGTATCA